TTGATTGAGAGCGCCCATGATAGCAGCCGCCAAATGGTCTGTCAAAGTCATGTTTTGTCCAGCGAATGATTTGCCTTGTACGTTCTCAGCCAGGCCAGTAACCATGCCCAGGGGAGCAATGTGAGTCTCAGCTATGTCGAGGAGTCCCTTGTCCCAAGTCTCGCCGGTTTTTGAAGGGTGAGTCCAGTCGTTCGCTAGTCTGTTACCGTCAACCCACAGTTCGGGCATTGATGAACTGCTTAATGCGTAACCCACGGGATTGAAAACAGCTTTCGCGGACTCCGTAACCGGATCTCCAGAGGTGAGTTCATCCCTATGGGCTCCTTCACGGTTCTTCTGGTTCTGGTCCCGAAGACGGGCTACGGTCAGGTAGTTTATAGGGTTCTCCTTCACGGAGTCGATGACTGCCTTCGGCAGAATGCCAAGATGGTACGCAACGAACGGACCGCCGATCGCAGAGAAGAACTTCACAAACGCCGACTGATTCGTGTAGTCCCCTAACTTCTTATTGATTAACGCGCCTTTGAGGTATTCTTCCTTAGAACCAGGGGAGGAGGGGCCTAGAACGTGGTCTAAATGGTCAAGCAAGCCTGCTCTCCACCCATGCTCCATCTTCCCTAGGAGACTGCTCATCTTGTTTACCGCTTCAGCGTAACCGGGGAAGTAGTTGGGGGTATGTCCTCCGATGTAATCCGGCGTACCGGAACCCATGGAGTCTAGGCGTCCTTTCACGACATGGTCGATAGGTCTGACCATGTGAGCGACGCCGTGAGCCATCGCATTCATGCCGCCGCCGAGGGCGGATAACGTGCCGACGTTGGAGATGCCGTGAGGAAGAGGGTCAAGCTCAATACCCGCTCTACCTATGTCCGAAATCTTCTTCGTCCTCCTGGCTATGTCTTTGATGAGCTTGTCCTCAGGAGCTTTATACTGGCTCCAGTTGATCGCTCCACTCTTAGTCAGGGACTTGCCAGGAGCATGAGGCGAGAATACGTCGTTTGACTTACGCGCTAGCTCGTTATCATGGATATTGTCTCGGAGGTGCTTGAACGCCTCGAGGCGCTCGTCGGGAGTCATCGCGCGTATCTCTTGCGACGTGTAGCTCTTCGTTAAGGAGCCAGAAGCCGGGGATGCAGAATGAAGGCTTGGATGCAGAACCGTAGCCGCTGCTGCAGACCGCTTTGGAGATCCGTGTGCATGTACGTACTGCGCGTACCGTTGTACGGACTTATTCGCGTCATTAGCCACTTCTGCGTCGTGTAAGCTGTCCTTGTGTTTGGCGACCCGTTGGGCGTTCTCGAGCTGAATACGTACGTCGCGACCTTCGTGAGTCAGCCCGGCACGTAACAGGTCAGGTCTAGTTACGAACGTGTCCTCAAGGGTCCTGTGAGCGTTAGAGGCCATGTTCTTCGAGTTCTGGACGGCAGTCTTGAGATGAGCGAACGCGGGACCTGCTCCGTGGGCTGCCAGGTGATTATAAACGTGCCCTGCAACAAGACGCGAGGTCCTCGCTCCAGCGTCTAGCCGGGTTCCTAACGGCTGCGACGGCTGCATGATGGATCATCGTCGTAATCGGAGGGACCTCCTTGACCACTCCGAGATTCCGAAGAGCTGTACCGGCGTCGGATATGACTGCGAACGGGTCTCCGATCGTATCAGTAGCGACGTTGTTAACAGTCTTTAATGCGTTCTTAACATAAGGCTTAAGTTGGTTCAAGGCGTACCAGTTGCGCCCGTTTATCATCGTGTCGATGTCGGCGTCATTGGACAGACCGAGGCCTGTCTGGAGTACGGAACGGGCCTTCTGTACCTTGGCATCGGTAGGGTGCCACACGAGGTCACTGACATTGTGCAGCGAATCCTGGAAGCTCGACTTATTGTGGATGTTCTCTGCAATGGCTCCCTCTAACCGTTGAGGGGCTCCAGCGGCTTGAATGATCGACCCTAACGGGTGATTACTGAGCTGTTTCCATGCGTCCCAAGTGCCTGATGACCAATGAGCCAAATGTTGCCTGACCTGCGTTCCGTTGTAATGAGGCATGAAAGGAGCGGCCTTGGGTTTAACGGAAGGAGCCCCTCCTTGAGGGGCTGAAGGTAGATCGTGTTGAGGTACCTCGGAGCTTGTTGGAAGATCCGATTCAGGAACCTCAGTCATAATTCCACTTACCATTCGTGTAGGTCATAGGCTTACCGCTCTTGGACATACTCTTAGAACCTTCTTGAGGGTTAGAACCGGAAGCCTTGCGAGGAAGGATGTTGCTCTGCTTACCGCTGTGCTGAGTAATAGCCATACCTTGGGGTTCGTACCCTTGAACCATGCTCTGGGCTCTCTTCTGTTTCTGTTTTAAAGCTGCAAGGGAGTCATTCAGTCTGTGAACATTCGATTGAAGCTGTATTCCCATTTGATTTTCAGGCTGAATCACGCCGTCGGTTTGGGTTGCAGCGTACGCCTCTAAGGTCTTTTCGGCTGAGTCTAACTGCCCCTGAGTCTTTTCTACGTACCCGTCTAACTCTTTAGTGAAGCCCATCACGTTCTTCAGAGAATTAGGGCTCGTGTCATACTGCAGTCTAGCAATCTGCAAGTCTATTTCTTTGCCTCTGTCGTCTAGGCTCCTCTGCATAAGTGCGAGTCTGGGACCTACAGCAGAGGCTTCGACTCTCGCCTTATTTGCCTGAGCGTACAGCCCAACAATTTTGGCCTGCATGTAGCCTTTTTGTTCCGATGTCGTAGCTTCCACTAAAGCGGCCTTGGCACCATTTAGCCTCTGCCAAGTAGGCAGTTTTACGTCGTCTACATGCTCTTTGTGCAAGTCGTATTGACGCCGGGTGTCTGCGTTCTGTTGACCTGTATCTGCCTTTTTACGTTCAGTTTCTTCTTTGTACGAATGAACAGGATTAGCAGACATGAAGCCAGCATCAACACCGCCGATGTCCCTCATCTGTGCCTTGCGGGAATTAGGATCTAGTCCCGCATAATACTGCTTTTGTTCCTCTGTGAGGTCGGAAAACTGCTTAGCTTTTATAGCGTCGGTATCAATGCTCCCATCTTTACCTAACACAACGGGTATGCCCAATAAATTGGATTGCTTAATATAATTCTCCCGAACACTCGGGTCTTTCAACAGGTCAGGATGGATCAACGCCTGCCTACGGATATTGTCCACAGTCGTCTGTGCCGTAGACATCTGTTCGGCCTTAGCATCTTTAGCGAGACCTGCCTGAAGGGCAGTGTTCTCGATTCCTTGATGCTGAATGGTGGACTCGTCCATCTTCTGTTTCTCGTCGGCTTCTCGAGTTTTCTGTTTGTTCTCAATACCCTGCTGCTTTTCGGCCACCTTGCCTGCATGTGCAGCTTGGAACCCTTGGAGCCCCTGAGTAAGGAAGCCCATGAGTCCTCCGCCAGAGGCGTAGCCTCCGCCGCTTGATACGTCCGGTGTAACGAATCCGCTCATGTCTATCTCCTCATCGAATCGTTTGTACTATACCCGTATTTGAGCATTTCTTCGACATCTTTAAGTATAATCGATGCAGCATCGGTCCGATACATTAAATCCTGCACTGACAACTTCTCCAGAAACTTGTAAATCGACTCGAAGCCCTTTGTTATTGAGGGAGACTCCGTGCAGGCTACTCCAACAAACCCAGTGGGATCGGATACGTAGAGGTCTTTTTGCTCGTCCCATGATACTCCCACTCCAACAAAAAACTTATCCCAAATCCCGTCATAGCCCTTGATACGTATACCCAGAGCGGAACTCTTGTCGAGCTTCACTTCGTTCGGGTACGGAGGTACCGAGAGCCTAACCGCGTGGTAGCACGTATCGACCTTGAAGAAGCTGTTCACATCCTGGCCGAGAACAAGAGCCTTCAGGAACTCATATAGGGAGGTGATCCCTCTCTGTGAAGTAAGCTCCGAGTCGATGCCGAGGCGGGGAGTCCACTCGAGGAACCAGGCTCCTTGCTTGTTAAGGATGCAGTTTACATCGTATAATCCAGGAGGAGCGTTGTTTAGACGGAACTCAACCTCGAGCTTATCGAAGTGAAGTTGTTCGTGTAGCTTAGACTCTTCTGTGTAGAACCAAACGGTGTTTAAGGAGCACCCAGTAGCGGGTCCTTTGTTATTGTTCATTAGTTTCTTGTTCTCTATTGTTCCTTCGTATGGACCCACAAAAGACTTACCGTTGAACCATCTGGCTGTACTAACCGCAACACCCTTAATCTTCTCCTGAAGAATGCAAGCAATATTATCCCCAAATCTCTCAGTGACATGTTCAAGGTGCTCCATAATCTGCTTCGTGTCTTTGCTTACCAGGGTTACGTCTGACCCGAGGAACTTGTTTGACTTCCAAGCCCATCCACCGTCGCCATGTTCTTGGTCAGGGTCAGACTCGAGGAACTTCACTGCCGCAGAAATAGAGGTGAACTTCTTGGTAGGAGGGCAGAGGATACCAACCTTCTCTGCAAGCTCCATGCCCCAATCACGATCCTTCTCGAGCTTGTCCATAAAAGGACCAGAGCCAATAACAAGTTTGCCCTTTTTACGAAGTTCCTCGGCGAACTCGCCTGCGCCCGAGCAGTCAAAGAAGTAGATCGTTTGAGGATCTTCCTCTCCCCAGGCTAGCCACTCTTCTTTGCTTTCGGTTAGAGGAACGAGTCCTTCTCCGACTTTGCGAGAGTCCTTCAGTTGGTGGTAAACGAGAACCTCACAGCCCTCGTCAAAAAGACGCCTTGCCCAAGCGATAGAAGAGCCTTCAAAAATATAAAAAGCGAAGCGAGTCATTTCCCGCCTATTTTAATCGGCGAGAACAGTCCTGCCGCCGACCCAAGTAATCCGCCGAGACCGCCACTCTGCTGATTCGCGGATGCCTGTTGCCCGAACTGCTGTGCCTGACCTCCGTAGCCTGTGAACAGTCCTCCCTCTGCTCCGAGAGTCGCTCCGGTGTTCGCCGCTCCCTGACTAGCAGAAACAAGACCCTGGTTCAGTGCAGTATCTCCCAAACCAAGCACATTTATTAGATTGGTGAGAGCAGTCGTATTTAACCCTTGCCCGGTAGAGAACGCTTCCTGAAGCATGGACATGATCTGAGAGTCTTGGTTAGAAGCTGTCGAGGCTACTCCTGCCGCTCCCTGCCCCTTAATCGCCTGATTCTGTCCGGCGAGGTTGCCTGCGAGGTTGCCAGAGGCAGTAAGCAGCGAGTTCTGATTCGCCTGGGTCGTAGCGGCCTGATTCGTGCCAGGAGCAGCCCCCGCTTTAGCTGTGTTGTTCGCTATAGAGAACTGCTGCTGAAGCTGGTCCTGAGCGTTCAGCATCGCAGGTTGTCCCATGCCCTGCAGCATCTCGTTACCGTAGAACTGCTGTAGACCAGAATTTGCCTTTGAAAGGTTCGTTCCTCCGGTGTTCGCGGAGTAGTTGACGAGGTTCTGCCCCTGCTGGTTCTGGTTCACGCCGGTCTGCCCGGACATGTTACCCCCACTACCGAGGGCTGTACCGAGACCTTGGGCCATGCCAGGAGCAACGGCAGAAGCGTTCGCTCCGATAGCTCCGGTAGTTGCCTGAAGGGGCGAGTTCAACATGGACGCGCTAGAGTTCAGACTGTTTACTCCAGTGCCTATGGCATTAGCTGCAAGCCCCTGATTTTTTAGAGAGTCCTGCATTGCTCCTTGAGCTGCTCCGCCACTACCCTTCATGTTGCCCTCCTGTTAGCTGAACTAGACGAATCCTGTTGCCTGCACAGTCCCGCTCGACGATAGGAGAGACCTCGAAGCCTCTCTTCATAAGTGCTAGCATCCATGCTTCGTTCTTTACGTCGATGTACCCGAACTTGTTCTTATACGAAAGGCTTAACACGTACTCTCCGAGAATCTTGATTGATTTCGGACACCCGTAGATACCTACAATAACGAGGTCATCTGGCAGATCCGAGCAGATCATAATGCCAAGGACACCTTTGATCTCCCCGGCTATCTGAGCGCCGTACCACTTTATGTACTTCCCGTATTCGGCTTCCCATGCTTCATCAAGAATGGTACCCATCGAAAGCACATGCGAAAGAACAAAAGGATTTGCCTCCTCTTGTTCGATCGAAGTGATATAGTACTCAGTCATTTTACGGTTAGCCCCATCTTAGACAACATTTGAAGGATCTGAGGAGGCTCCTGCGCCTGTTGCGCTTGCTGCTGCTGTTGCTGTCCCTGCTGTGCCTGCTGCGGGTTCTGAGACAAGAGATGAAGGAGCATCGGCATCAACTGCTGAAGTGAACCCTGAGCGACTTCCGAACCCCCTTGAGGAGCAGATTGGCCCGGCTGAAGATTGGGTCCAAGTCGCTGCAAGAAAGATAGGAGGGCCATAAGGGCTTCCGGCGCAACATTTGCAGGTTGACCGCCCCCACCTTGAGCTTGACCCTGTTGGGGTTGTTGGGACTGCTGCTGACCCATCTGAGGCATCATCCCGCCCATAACTCATCTCCTACGCTTTTTTCTTTGGGTTAGTCGCTCTGTAAATCGGGGACACTTGACGCCGGAAGTTGTCGAAACCTTCAGACAATTTCTTTCCAAAGCTCTCTTGAATAGGAGCGGCATTCTTCGCGTTCGCCTTAGGTTTAGCCGACGACTTCTTTTTTGCGCTTCCGTTTCCGCTTGGCATGAGTCTTCTCTCTTTCGTAGTAACTTAGTTGGCCTTGTTTGGCGATCACTTTTTGTCTCCGCCCTTGAAGGGGTTGATCCTGGAGGCATATTTTCCGTAGAATTTGCCCATGTTGCCATAATGTCCCTGAAACTGGTACCCGTCTACTCTCTTGGAGTAAAGGGACTCAATCTTAGGGATCTCGTAGGCGGACATGAGCTTGTTAAGCTTCGGATATACGGACTTCATACGCACATTTTACCACAATGTCAAGACTGGTAGTACAATTGCGCATAGACTATGCCCGTAGTGATGAGGGGGTCCACTTGAGCCAGGAAGAGCCTGTAGGTGCCTGATCCGAGGGTGCCGCCGCCTATCCGTATGTTCGTAGACGTTATGACCACTGGAGAGGCCGGAACACCGCTTAAAATGAACTGCAGCGTACCACCTGCAGGTATTGTAAGGAACGACCCCTGAGCGGAGAGGTTGACTATGGTATTCGCCTGGTTCGTACGGTGAACGAGGTTCGAGAACGTATAGAGGTTCGAGGGGTTGTTGATAACGTCAATCTGCATGGAGTCAGACCCAAGCAGAATGGGAGGGTTTATGACAGGGCTGTTCGACTTCGATATGTTCGTGAGGCCCTTGAGAACGTCGTAGCCTTTACCTGTGGAGTACGTGCTTACGGAGCGCGTAACGCCTTGTATGTTCTGCGGAGGAATAGCCATTACAGCGTACCCGAGACTTGAATGAGCTTGCGATCGACGAAGCCATAAATCGTCGCCTGCTGAACTTCGAGTTGATCGAAGGACAAGGTCTGAAGTAGCATCTGCACCTCGGACCCTCGCATGGGTCGAGACCAGCTCTCCTGGTGCCGGACTCCGTTAAAGCTGTTGTTCAGGTCGAAGGTGACAAGGTCTGTATACTGCTGGTTGCCTGGGTTCGATATGCACGTAAGGTAAGCGAACCCTACTTGAGGCGGAGCAACCACCTCTCCATAACGGAAAATCTTGTCCGAGGAGGAGTCTCCTGCATCCGTTATGCGTGTAAGTATCGAAGACATGATAGGGTCTCCGAGGTCACTGCCTCCGGTGAACCACTGATCGAACTGACCGATGTGCTGCAGGTTGTTACCGAGCACGTTCTGATTAGATTCAGCGTCCGTGAAGATATGATTCGTAGCCCATCCTAGCTTCCACCAAGACTGAGACCGGAGATCGAAGAAATACGTGAGATTCAGTCTAGGGAAGCTAATGTGGTACATGCGATCGTACCAGAACCCGACGGCAGTGTCTAAGTCCGTATCGTTTAATGTCCTGATAAACTTCTTGATGTTCGATACTTGGTACTGCCCGTCTGACATGTTCTTTGGAGTCGTACCGTCAGAGAACCAGACGCCTCGCTTGTTTATCCACCCCGACATTCCGTCAAGAGTTGCAACAGATAGACCCGAACGACACCCGGTGTCAGATATCTTGATAGCAATGAAGTCAGCATTAGTTGAGCCATATACGGCATACAGGCTTCGATCCTTGTTAAGCAGTAAGACGCCTCCCTGGCTTGTCATACCAGCAGCAGCGTCATTGAAAGAGTTCTCACCGACCGGCAAGAATCCCTTAATGAGGTCGAAGCCCCAAGGCTCGTTCAAGTTGGAGTAGTAGACCAGGGAGGGGTCCAAGGGAGTTCCCCATCCCCAAATGCGCTCCTGGTGAGTACAGATGAATTTGAACGGGAACGGGACATCTCGGTTCACCGTGAGGAGCTGCCCAGTAACGTCTACATCGGCTAGGTTGTCGTTATAGGCCGTCGTTGTGTTATCGAAGATCGTATGAACCAGGTAGAACTGGTTAAGTACGCCTAAACCTAGACGGTAAATGTTTCTTTGGGTAACTTGAGGGTCTGGTGAAATAGGTATGTTGGTTAAGTTGATGCTTTGATTGTTTACTGTGACAGGAAGAGAGACAATGCCCTGTGAACTCTCCTGGTTGATATTTCCGAATGTAATGCAGTAGTAGTATGTCACAGGGAGAGGTGTGCCTAAGTTGCCTGCCCCGTTCCCTGTTACCGTAGGCGCCGTAGGAGCAATGATACCCCAGAACGTAACCACGAGATTGAGGTCGATTTTTAATGGACGATCGACACTGTTATTGACGAAGCACCACTTCAGGGAGAACACGAACTGGGTATTGAGGCCAGGGGTGAGGACCTCGGGTAGGGCCAGGGGGTTGTATGGACCTAAGAGAGGTCCCTCATACAGCGTACCTACTCCGCCTACATCGACCGCGAAGATGTACGTATCGGCGAACCCTGGACGGATGAACTTCGTGAAGCCGTTTATCGGGCCTGGTAGTGTGCCGACGAACGATCGACCAAGGGCCGTAACGTAAGACCCAAAAGTGTCGTTGGGGGTAACATTTGTTGCGTCCACAATGTTATCTGGAGCGAGACGAAAAGGAGCGGTGGTAGCATCAATGCCCATAACAGGACCGACAGTAAGTATCGGTTGAACATTGTCTCCCTCAACCTCTATAGGGACGGCCATTAGGTAACCCTGAAAGCTGTTATTTGGATATTGGACGTACTAACAGAAACGGCACCGGAACTAGATACCGTACACGTAACAGTATCTCCAGGGTTTGCTAATCCGTTTAGCTGTAAGGTAAACTGCCCGAATGTAGTTGCAGGCAAATTAGCAACCGGATCTGAACCTCCTTGCCAAGCTCCTCCCGCAGTACCTCCCGTACCCGTCACATTAAGGGTACTGACACCCCCGGAGGATGTGTATTGAATGAAAGCCTGGCAAACAACATTCCAAGATGCCCCGTTAGATGGCACCGTAAGAGATAAAGGACTTCCTCCATACGAAACGACCGCTCCGCCGATCGAAATGTGGTTTGCCGTAGTCGGGGCCTGTACGGTGTATGAGTGCGAAGTAGGCTGAGATATAGTTATACTACCGTCAGGAGACGATAAAGTGACAACCGGAGTCGTTCCGTTCACATCTATATGCGTGCCTGGGTTAAGAGTGACGTTAGCTAGTTGGGTATGCCCTAAAACGTCTAAGGTACTGTTTGCAGTTAACGAAGCATCTACTGTAGCCCCCCCAGTAACATGCAGACTGCCTGTAGTAGTTAGCCCTACAACGAACAGAGTCGTGTCTGCAGTAAGTGACGAGTGAAACGTGCCTGCGCCGAACACATCAAGGGTCCCTGCTACAACGGTTGCGCCTGTTAAGGTAACATTATTGAAGCCAGGGAAGGGCCCAAGGCCGGTTATACGGGCCGACGGGATAATCCCGGTTACGAGCGTGCCTGTCTTATCAACAGCCCACTTCGATACCCCGTTTACTACCAAGTTATCAAGGAGAGAGTTCGCGGCAGACGCTACATCAGTTACCTGGAGAAGCCTTCCCTGAACCTGTACCCCAACACCTGGGTCCCATGTAACGAAAATCTGCTGTGACGCCTGATTTATCGTCAAGACGGTCAACGGGACGCTAATGACCTGCCCCTTATTGTCAATTTGGAAGAGTCTCGTCCAGGTTATCGGCGTGGAAGGTATGTTGGTAGGCGGAGACTCCCAACGAGTCATTGACCCGTCTGCGCCTAGTTCAAGAGCATACGCAGGCAGGCCAGTGTTCTGAGGCGACTCTTGGTCCCACTGCAGTAGGTTCTGATTCCACATAGCGTTCGTAACGAGCCAGAGGTTGCCTGAGACTTCGCGAATCTCTTGGTACTCGCCGTTCGGTTCTGTCGGAAGGAACTGAATGCCGGGAAAGGCTGTAGCCCCTATGACAATATCAAAAGGAAAGTTCCCTGAAGGGGAGACCGCATTGTCTGGGAGAAAAGGGTAAATACTCTCAGCCATTTAAAACCCCCACCATCCGCCACCGCTCCAGCCACAGGAATTGTTCCCTCTTGAACGACGTACCCAAGGTACAAAGTTTAGAGACTTCGTAGCTTGAAACTTGTTCACGTTCGTCTGCAGCTTCTTAATCTGCGCCATGTACAATTGAGCGTTCTTCATGCTATCTGCAGAACCGTCCGCTTGTCTCGAGTACTCCGACATCTTGTAGACCAGAGCATCTCGGTACATTTCGGGGAACGCTAAAAGGTCAGATGTATTGACGACTGTAGGAGGGATAGGGATAAAATCCATACAGACAGTGAAAACAGCGTTAGGAGGAGGTACGAAACCAATGTTACCATATCTGCGATACCATCTCGGAGGATTACTCCAGTTCCACATTGAAGCAGGGTGACCCTGACCTTGGCGCTGTGGCGAACGATAAGGATAAGTGACGGGTTTTTGTGCTATCCATTGGGGGGTAAGAGGCGGTTGACCTTGAATGAAGTCAGAGGAAGCGTCGAATATGTTTGCGTTCTCGCCTTCCATCGTCGGTATGTCGGTAGGCTCAATGAGCTGCTTCGCTCCGTTAGGGCCTAACATGTAAACACGAAGAACACGAATGTTCTCCGTCATAGCATATTCCTGCTGGTTCGCGATCGTCGGGAACGTGTCAGTACCTTCGGTATAGGGGAGATCAAGAGCAGTCTGTACTTGAGCCTTGTTTAAGAGATCAATAGAATCAGCAACAGTGAACCTGTTTGTACCAGGTTCATTTACGTTACGTCGCCAATCGTTGATTACTTGACCACTGATCACTTCTACCCACTTTTTTTCTTGCTTTTCGTTGTATTGACGGGATTATCGCGACGAGTATTCTTGGAACCGTCTCTGTTAAATGTCTTAGGTTTTGTTCCTGTCGTTATACGAGGAGTACGTTCCTTAGAACGGCTATACACTTCGCCCTTAGATTCAGCATGTGCTTTCCGCATTTCCCTATTCTTAATAATGTCACTAGTAGACATTTTAGGAGCTTCCGGCTTTTTGCTATATGCAGGTAAAGCCTTTTGCCCAGAACCCTTTTTGGACATCTTTGAAAGTTCTGCTTCAAACTCGTTATGGTTGCCCGAAGGGAGAGCCTTAGGTTTCGGTTTGCCGATGCTATCAAGTCTCTTCGTAGATCCGCCAGAGAGAGACTTAGGAGGCATAGCTCCCGCAACTTTCTGACCCTTATTTGCGACATTCCCAAGCTTTTTCGCTCCTGACCCAAGAGCTTTCTTGACAGGTGTAGGCGTACGAAGTTTTTGGACGGCTCCTTCGGCTAAGGAAGTACCTTTTTTTCCGCCCATAAAGGCTTTAGCCGCTCCGCCAAGAGCCTTAGCTGCACGGAACTCAGGAGCCGCAAACATGCCTGCTATAGGACCAGACTTTTTAAGAGAGTCTACGGTGTCCTTAGCAAACCCTCTGGCTTCGTCTCCAAGGTTCAGCTTACTGTGGATCTTACGCGATTCTGAGCTACCTTTAGCTTCGGCACTACGTCGCTGCAAAGTATAAAACGCCGCTTTGCGCTTGCCTTTATCTTTTATACCTTGTACGGCTTTTTCGTCATCAGACATTGCCATGATGCACCTATCCTGGGAGAGCGAACGCTAAAAGCGTAACAGTTCCTGATATTGTACCACCAATGACCGTTCCGCTAACGGCACGTACCGCAACAAGGGGAGCAGTGACATAAAGGGCACTGTTATCTGGCTTGTAGATAGGATTTGACCACTGGAAGCCTGCTTCTACTGAAGGAGCAGGAAGAGGGAACCACTCGTTGCCTGTAGATCCGTAGTCGTTGACTGGGCGTTGCTCTGGAGGGAAGTTCTGGTAGGCGGTAACGGTGTCAATTGTCCCATACAAGGTGATATTGTAGCCAAGGCCAGCACCCACCACTTGAAACATCCACTTCGGCCAGCGTGAGCATTCGGTTACTAACGGTAACACGCCGGAATCTTGTCCTGACGCTGTAAACGTGAAGACGGGCTTTCCGCCCGCGCTTCCTACACTGGTTATGCTGCTTCCCATTACAGTTGCTCATTAGTGATCTGGAAGCCTTTGCCGGTTGAAACGCTCCCTGGAAGGTAGTAGTGAAGGTCCATCGGCACGCCCCAGAGGATCACGTTCAGACCGCCTGCAACAGTACCGTCGGCAGTAATGCGGAGAGTCAACTCCGTACCAGTAGGCCAGAAGGCGTCGAAGTTCTCGAGTGCATATACTTCCCCAACAAGGTCAGCCTGGCTAACATTGAACAGGGGGAGAATGATGTCCTCGGGGAACAAGGCGTTACCAAGGGTCGCAGTCAATGAAGGGGTTATCCCTTGATTCGTCGTGTCGAGTGGAGGAGAGACAGGCTTCGCTCCGGCGACACCGGTAACCATGTTCGCTCCACTTGCCACTACCGTACCAGCGATGCTGGTTGTCGAGACGGAGAAGGTCGGAGTAGCTGTATCGTAAGCGATGGTCTGAATGACGATCTCTGCTCCGAGGGAGTTTGCACGATACAAGGTACTGAAGGCAGGGTTCACGCCGGTCATAGCCTGGAGGTTGAGCGATGCAGTCATGTTAGCCGCGAGCTGAGTCAGATTCGCCGCTGCGCGTCGAG